TCGAGCGCGTCCGGCCGCAAGCGGAGCCGAAAGCGGGCGAGGCGTTGCCGCCGGCTCGCGCGGCGCTGTCGGGCCTGGAGTTAGGCGCGACGGACGAGTTGCCGGTGAAACTGGCCAGCACAATTCTGGCGGTGGCGGCGACATGAAACGGCGGGCGCTTCGCGAGGCGGCGCTGACGCAGTTTGCGGTGGAGCTGATCCGGCGCGGGTGGTTCGTGACGGCGATCGAGACGGGAGCGCGGACGGCGTTGATCGGGTTCAATTTCCTGCCGAACCGCCGGCCGTCGTGGTTGAAGGCGTTCGAGGTTCCTTTGGACGAGCTGACGGTCGGGGCGGTCGAGCGGCGGATCGAGGATTGGAAGGCGTCTGTGCGGCATGGGCTGGCGCTGGGCCGGACGAGTTGGACGGTTCGCCGGATGCTGGCGGAGCACGGGCCGGATCGGGTTGAGGAGGCGATGCGTGCGCGCGAACCGGCTGAGTGACGATCGGAATGCGGTCCAGGTCGTGGGGCTGGCGATCGCCCGCGTGATTGCGCGCAAGACGGTCAATGAAGATGGCCGGCTGGAGAAGTTGGACGGACTGTCGCGGATAACGGCGACGGAAGAACTGGCGCGGGAGATCGTGGCGTCGATCGGCGACGAGGCGCAGGCGGCGGTTTATGCGCTGGAGAGTTACGTCGCCGAGATCGCGAAGCTCGCGGCGCAAAGCCTGACGCCGGCAAATCTGGCCAGTACGGCGCAAAGCGCGTTCGAGGACGCGTGCGGCGACGATCCTAGTCCGTATGAGGTTGGGCTGGCGTGGCGCAAGGCGGGCGAAAGCCTGCATGAGTTGTTGGTTGAGGCGGCGGAAGAGGTCCAGGTGGAGGCGAGCGGATGACGTTCGCCGCGAAGATCCGCGCCGGGTGGGCTGAAAACGCGAGGGTCGATCGCGTGAACCTGTGGGGCGCGGAATTTGATCGCTGCGCGGCGGAGTTAGAGGATTACCGGCTGGAGCTGCCGGGCGGCGCGATCCGCGCGCTGGAGGATCTGTTTTTCGAGATCGGGCGGACCTGTCGGGATGGGGACGAGCTGCGGAGGCGCGGCGATGGCTGAGTCTTATCCCCCGAGAGATCCGCGCGGGCCTCAGTTCGATGCGGACCCGACTCCGTCCGAGGGCGGCGAAAGCGCGAATGACGAGCTGCTGGAGCGGTTCGGGAAGTGGGCGACGCTGCTTGACGGCCATTGGAGCAAATGGATTGAAGAGGCGAAAATCGCTTATGATTTCGTCTCCGGCACGCAATGGACGGAAGGCGAGCGGTCGGAAATGGAGGCGGCCGGGAAGATCCCGGTGACGTTTAACCTGATTGATCCGGTGCTGTCGGCGGTCCAGGGCGCGGAGATTCAGAACCGGCAACAGGTTCAGTTTTATCCGCGCGAGGTCGGCGACACGGGTGTTTCCGATGTGCTGACGCAGGCGGCGGATTACGTGTCTGACGAGTGCTCCGGGGATATGGAGGATTCCGAGGCGTTTTGGGACACGCTGGTTTGCGGCCTGGGGTGGACGGAGACGCGGCCGGAGATCGAGGGCGATCAAGTTTCGCTGGTGAAGGAGCGCGTCGATCCGCTCCAGATCCAGGCGGACCCGTCCGCGCGCAAGCGGTGTCTGGAGGATATGCGCTATCTGCGGCGCAAGATTCCGATGTCGGAGGACGAGTTCGAGGATTTCAAGGACGAGATCGGACGGCCGGATATTGACGATCTGGACGGCGTCGATCCGGACGGCAAGCGGGTGACGATCGTCAATCCTCAGGTGCGCTACACGCACGGGATGTTGGGCGACGATCCGACTGAGGCCTCGGTGATCGTCTGCGAATGGCAATGGTGGGATCGCGAGACGGTTTATCTGGCCGGGATGCCGGACGCGCAAACGGGCGTCGTCCAGATCACGCCGCTCGATGCGGAAAGCCTCCAGGTCGCGCTCCAGAATGATCCGTATCTCAAGTATTCAAAAAGCCACAAAAAGGTGTATTACCGGGCGTTCGCGACGGATGGCGAGATCCTGTTTAAGGAAACGCTCGGGGAAAACAGTTTTCGCTATAAACCGATCACGGGAAAACGCGAGCGTAACACGGGAACCTGGTTCGGCCTGGTTCGGCCTATGCTTGACCCTGGACGCTTCGTTAATAAGCTATACTCGGAAATTTTGCATATCATTCGAACGAATGCTAACGGCGGCATGGCGCTGGAAGAGGACGCGGTCGAGGACGTCCGGCAGTTCGAGAGCACATGGGCGGCGACGGACAAGATTACTTGGCTGAAAAGCGGTTCGTTGTCGGGGCAACACGGCTCCAAGATGATGCCGAAGTCTCCGCCTCCCGTTCAAGCGGCGCTGTTTAACCTGATGGAATTCGCCAAGGATATGGTGAAGGCCACAACGGGCGTGAATGAGGAGATCCTGGGCCTCGTCGGGCGCGAACAGGCCGGAGTTCTGGAGCAACAGCGTAAAAGCGCGGCTTATGGAATCTTGAGCGCGTTTTTTGACGCGAAGCGCCGGTATCAGCGGGAGCAAGGCAAGCTGCTGCTGGCGCAAATGCGGATTTATTTCCCGGCGGACAAGCTGGCCAGGATCACGGACAAGGGCACGGCGCAGTATGTGCCGATCGCCGCAAGCCTGGAGTCTCAGGAATACGATATCGTCGTTGATGAAGCGCCGGCCGGGCCTGATCAAAAGGCTAAGGTTATGGCGGTTCTCATGCCGCTGATCCCGCAACTGCTGGAGGCGGGGCTGATCGACGCGACGTTCATCGCCGATGTCGTGCAATACCTGCCGATTCCGGCGGCCATCGCCAACAAGCTGTCTCAGGCGATCACACAGAAGCAACAGGCGGCGGCCACGCCGGACCCGGTGCAACAAGCGATGGGCCAAGCGGAGCTGCAAAACAAACAGGCGGACACGGCCAAGAAAGGCGCGGATGCGCAACTGTCGCGCGCGCGGGCGTTTAAGGAAACGACGCAGGCGCACGGCGAGCATCTGAACCTGATCGGCGCGTCGGCGATGCTGCCGCCTCCGGCCGGCGGCAATACCAATCAACCGCAACAGCAAGCGCCGCAACCGGGCGCGCCGGGCGGGCCTGGGCTCGATCAACCGCCTCCGGTTACGGCTCCGCCGCATGATTCAGGGCCGGCGGCTGCATTCGGAGACGTTCCGCCTCCGCGCGCGCCGGGCGGGCCTCCAGCGCAAGGGCCACAGCAATGAGTGAACGGCCGGACGCAGCCGATCTAGGCGAAGACTCCGAAATCCAGGAACCGATCGAGGATCAAGAGGACGGGCGTGAGCCGGAAGGCGAGGGCGACGAGGACGAGAGTCCGCGACCCAAGCCGGTAGATTGGGAGAAAAAGGCGCATTCGCACGCCGGACAGGCGGCGCGCGAGCGGTCGAAGCGGCAAGCGGCCGAACGGCGCAATGTCGAGTTGGAACAACGGCTCGAACGCCTCGAAAAGGTCGCCGGAGCCGGCGGCGACGAGCTGCTGGACCTAATCGGCCTGCTGCCGGACGAGGACACGGACCCGGTCGGCGACATCGCGGCGCTGAAACGCGCCTTGAAGCTCTATCGCGCGCGCGAAATGGGCTCGGCGGACGATCAACGGGCGCAACAGCGCGTGCATCGGCAGATTGAGACGATCCGCGAGACGATGGCGGACGCTGAGGCTGATTTCGCGACCGATCATCCGGATTATCACGAGGCGGCGAAGTTCTATCGCGAGGCGCGCGCGGAGGAATTGTCGGATCTCGGGTACGCCGGTAACGAGCTGATGGCGAAATTGGCCAATGAGCTGTTTGGCCTCGTCCAGACGTCTTTCAACGCCGGCCTGGACCCTGCGGAGCGGGTTTACAAACTCGCGGCCAAGCGCGGGTTCAAGGCGAACGGCAAAGCGGTGAACGCGAAGCTCGATGCGCTCCAGCGTGCGTCCGAATCTGGCGTAAGGCCGCAATCGCGGCCGGCGGCCGGGGTGCTGTCCTGGGGCGACGTCGCGAAGCTGGACGGTGCCGCGCGCGATAAGGCCTGGGCCGCGCTGCGTAAGCGCGAAATGGGTCGGAAATAGTCGGGGGCTGAGGTTCCAAGCCGAAAGGATATCCCATGCCGAAAGTGGACCCTGCTTTGATCGTCACGCGCGGAGGGCCGGACAATTCCCTGCCGCCGGCTCACGGGCCGGTTGATCCTGGATACGGGGTGCCGGGGCCAGTTGATCCGGGTTACGGCATTCCGATGCCGCCGGTCGTGGATAATTCGCTGCCGGGCCACGGGCGGCCGAATTATCCGGTTGATCCGGATTACGGCGTGCCGGTGCGGCCGGGGATCTGGCCAAATCCGCCGATCCTGGGTGGCGGCCATCCCTCGCAACCGATTTATCCGGTGCCGGTTTTCCCGACGCATCCGATTTATGAACCGCCGGGCGACGCCTCGCAGCTTCCAACGATTCCGCCCGGTGCGGTTTGGCCTCCGCTGCCGCCGGCTCTCGGCGATCAACCGCTGATCTGCCTCGTGTGGATCGTCGGCGTTGGCTATCGCTGGGCGGTGCTGAATGCGGCGGTCGAGCTGCCGATTTATGAGCCTCCGGCGCGGCCGGACAATTCCCTGCCGTCGCCTGGGCGTCCGTCACATCCGATCGCGCCGACGCCTGCGCCTAAAGTTTGATCTGATGACTCCGGCGCAAGTGCGGGAAACTGCACATGAAATTGCTTTTGCATTACGTCGCCGGGGTTATCCGATCGCTGGCGTGCATTGCGCGCCGGATGGTTCCAAAGCGTCGTTCGTAATCACGAGGCCGGACGGGAGGCCTTGGGCCTTCCGTGTGCCGCCGGAGCTGCTGCGATTAGAAACCGTCGCCGGCATGACGGAAACGTATCTCGATTAGCCTTGCGTCGCGGTCTCATCGCTCATAGCTCAGTTCTTGTCCGTGTGTGGGACACTCCGCCCGCGTCCGCTCCAGCCTTCTGGCCCCCAAGCGGATGCGGGTGGAACCTCCGAAGGACAGGGCCGCCGCTGTTTTCAGCCCCCCGACGTAAGCCCAAGCGGCGGCCTTTCTTCGCGAAAATCCTTGACGTTTTGTCTGATCGCTTGTGGTGGGCGAGTCTGTCCACGCACACGGACGCCGTTTGGCCAGCGAAAAATCGGCCTTTCGTCTGAGGCGCACGCCTAAGCGCCTCTGCCGGGACCGCACGCGAACGCGGTGATTCATTCACCCATAGGCGTTCGCAAAATGGCTACCACTAATTATGGCGTCAACGCTCCAGAAGCGGTCAAGTTGTGGCGTAGTCAACTGGCTCGGGAAGCCTTGAAAGCAACCTGGATTCAGAAATTTATCGGGGACACATCCGAGGCTGTTATCCAAACGTTCGAGGAAACCGGCAAGTCAGCAGGCGACCGCGTTACTGTCACTCTGCGTATGCAACTGACGGGCGATGGTGTCGCCGGAGACGGAACACTCGAAGGTAACGAGGAACCGCTTACGACTTACACGGATAATTTATTTGTCGATCAATTACGCCATGCGGTTCGCAGCGGCGGAAAGATGACGGAGCAACGCATTCCCTGGAAAATCAGGGAAGAGGCGATGCAAGGACTTCGTGATTGGTGGGCTGGCAGGCTCGATACCTCGTTCTTCAATCAAGTGTGTGGCTATACGCCTCAAACCGACGTTCGTTATACTGGAATGAACGCGGTGATCGGGCCTGACGCGGCGCACGTCTATCGCCTGAATTCCAAGGCCAACGATCAAACCCTGGCGGCCGGCGATGAAATGTCGCTGGCCATGATCGACAAGCTGGTGGAGGCGGCAAAGCTCGGTTCGACTACTGGAACCGGGCCGGTCATTCGCCCGATCAACGTCGATGGGGACAACCGATACGTTGTCGTCATGCATACTCGACAAGTCACACAGTTGCGCTCAAGCGCCGGTGCCGGTTCCTGGCTCGATATCCAGAAAGCGGCCATGACGGGCGACGGATCGGAAGGCAATCCGATTATGACGGGCGCGCTCGGTATGTATAACGGCGCGGTTTTGCACGAGAGCACGCGTATTACCAACGGCGTTGATAGCGGCGCAGGTACAGTGGTGGCGTCGGCAAGACGTTGTGTGCTTATGGGCGCGCAAGCCTGTGCAATAGGGTTTGGACAAGGGCAATCGTTCAAGCAATTCGATTGGAACGAGGAATTATTCGATTATGGAAATCAGCTAGGCGTTGAGGCGGGACTTATTCACGGCCTCAAAAAGCTGCGATTTAACTCGGCGGATTTCGGCGTGATCGTCGGCTCCACCTTCACGTCCTAAGGAGCACGCAAATGGCTACTGGCGGACGGAAAACCCATCTCCAGGTCGTTCATACGATCGGCCAAAACTTCACCTCGGCGACGCCGGCCTCGGGCGTGCTCGGCGTACTGCCGGCCGGCGCGGTGCTGCTGTCGGCGCACCTGTCGGCGCAAGTCGCGTTCAATTCCACGACGAACACGCTGGCGCTCGGAACAACGGTCGGCGGTACGCAATTGCTCAGCGCGACGGATCTTAAGACGGTCGCGCGGACAGATACGCCCATCGTCATTGCGCAGCAGGGCGCGTTGGCGGCGGACACGCCGGTTTATTGGACGCTCGGCGCAACCGGCGGCGCGGCGACGCTTGGCGCGGCCACGGCGTTTATCGACTACATGATTCCGGGGTAAGCCATTGATCCCGGCTCGGAAACCGACGCAGCAAGTCGTCGCCTATTTCGGGCGCGACGTGCAATACAACTCGGCGGGCATTGGCGCGCCGTGGGAGGTCGGGACAATTCCGGCCGGCGGTATCCTGGATCGGCTGGTGATCCTGGTTCCGGTCGGGTTCGATTTCGGCGGGGCCTATCAGGTCTCGGTCGGGATCGACGGCGATCCGAGTTATTTCTATATCCAGGGGATCGGCTCGTCCGATCCGTTGCGCCTCGATATCGCGTTGAACGCGGACAAGTGCGGACCCTGGACGATGGATCTAGGCGTCACGCTGACGATCGAGGCGGCTCCGTCGCGCCTCGCGCCGGGCGAGCGGATCATGCCAACGGCAGGCCATGGTTTTCTGTGGCTTACCTACATCCCTCATCCGCTGATCGCGGGGCAACCGGCGATAGATCCGGGGGCCTAGCTCATGGCCACGCTCGGCGATCTCAAAGCGCGGGTGCAATCGGAAACGACGCGGGACGATCTGGCGGACGATCTCGCCTCGGCGCTCACGCTCTGCATTCAGAAGTCGATCGAGCAATATGCGGCGGTGCGCTGGTGGTTCAACGAGCGGCGCATTCTGGTTCCGACTGTCGCCGGGCAAGGGTTCATCTCCTGGCCGGCGGACTCGGTGAATTCGTTGCGGGTGCTCGATGGCGTGTTCCTGGAGCTGGCCGGCGGCAATCGCTGGCCGCTGCTCGCACGCAACATCGTGGAATGGGAACACCTGACGCAGCCGGCGAACATGGCTGGCCAGCCTTACAATTATCTGGTCGCGGAGGACGCGAGTTGGAATCCGATCATCAAGCTTTGGCCGACGCCTAGCTCGGTTTGGAACATCGTTATAGACGGCCTGTTCGAGGTCACGCCTAAGGTCTCGGCGGACACGGACTCGAATTTCTGGACAAATCAGGGCGCGGATCTCATCTGCGCCCAAACGAAGATCCGGCTTTATCGCGATTACCTGTCGGCGACGACGGCGGACACGCGGCTTGCGAACGCGGTTCTCCAGGAAACCGACGCTTACTCGCGCCTGCGCGCTGAGAGCAACCGTCGCACGACGACGGGGCGGGTGCGGGCGTCATGGTAGCTAAAGTTCCGTCCACTCAAGGGCTCCTGGAGCCGAATGCGCCGCCGTGGGCCGATCGCCTCGTTATGCGGCTGATCCGGCTGTTCCAGCTTGCCGCGCCAACGCAACCGACGAGCCTCTGGACGTGCAATTTCACGGCATTGCCGCCGGCTAATAAATGGTCCGGTGGGATGGTCTGGTGTCCAGATAAAGGAAAGGTGGTTGTTTCGACAGGTTCGGCATGGGTCACAACTGATGGGGCGGCTCCGTAATGCCTTCCTCATACACAGCATCACTCCGATTTACGCTCCAGGCGACGGGCGAGAATAATAACACTTGGGGCGTGATATTGAATAACGGCGCTTTTGCGCTGATCGACACGGCGATTTCCGGGTTCCTGGTCAAGGCGTTGACGGGGAATTACACGCTGACGACGGCGAACGGCGCGACGGACGAGGCGCGGAACGCCGCGATCATGTTCACGGGTACGGGCGCGTTCACGGTGACGATTCCCTCCGTGTCGAAGAAATACGACATTTGGAACACCTGCACGGGCGTCCTGACGATCTCGAACGGCTCCGCCTCGGTGACGGTCCAGCCTGGGGCGATCGCGAGCATTGTTACGGACGGCGGCGCGAACATGGCGCGCCACGCGCCAAGCGATTTCAACAATCAAAACCTGATTAATATCGGCTCGATCGCGATGAACGGGCCGATTACCGGCTGCACGAGCCTGACGGGCCTCGCGCTGCCGACGACGGCCAATCAAGCGGCGTCAAAGCAATACGTCGATAACGCGGTTTCGACGGCGGTCTGGACGATCGCGGGCGGGATCTCGATCACGCCTCCAAATGCTGGAATGGTGCTGACGAATAACGGCACGACGCCAAGCTGGACGAATTCGCTTTCCGCTTTGACGGTCACGAACCTAACGGCAACGAGCCTGACTGTCGGAGGCGCGCCCGTCGCAACCGCTCAATCCGCGCTTGTTTATGCGCTCGTTTTTTAGGGGTCGCGGCCATGCCTGCAAATACAGTTCCGGTTTTCCCGAGTGGTCCGCTCGTCGGTAAAGCTCTGCCGGTCGCGGCGAATACCAACTATGCGGTGCCCACGGCGGCGCTCCAACTTATCCCTGGCCAGACAAACGGCGCGCGGATTGTGCGGGTGAACTGCGTTCCGGCGGCGACATGCGTCGCGACCGACGTCCAGCTTTATGGATACGACGGCACGACTTATCGCTTTATTCGCGCGGTCGCGATGCCGGCGACGACGATTTCGGCCGGTAACACGGCGGCGATCACGCCGGTTGATTTCGGCTATAGCGACACGTCGCCGCTTTATCTCGGCGCAAACGAGCAATTGATGACGGCGATCTCCGTCGCCAACGCGAGCGGGATTTCGGTTCGCGCGGAGGGCGGGCCTTACTGATGTTGGGCCTATCGGTTCCCTTGCCCGGCATGAAAAACCCGAGTGACAGGCTCGCCGGGTTTCCTCCGATGCCGCCGGGGACGATGGAAGCCAAGAAAAAGGGCAGCGGGGTGCTGCCGGCGATTATCAGTTATCTGGTGGTCGGCGGCGGTGGGAGCGGCGGAAGCGGCAATCCTGGCGGCGGCGGTGGGGCCGGCGGCCTGTTTACAGGCACGATAATTCTTCCGGCCGGGAATTATCCGGTCGGGGTCGGCGGCGGCGGGCCGGGCAGCTCGGGCGTCACAAATAACGGCGGGAGTTCCAGCTTTCTGGGCCTGACGGCGGCCGGCGGCGGTGGCGGCGGCATGAGTACGGCTGCCGGCAATAGCGGCGGCTCCGGCGGCGGGGCCGGCTCAACGAGTGGCGGGGCCGCCGGGGGGGCTGGCACGGCGGGGCAGGGATCTGCCGGTGGTCCTTCAACGGCGATCGGCAACGCTGGCGGCGGTGGTGGCGCATCGGCGGCCGGCGCGACGGGTGTTCAAACGGGGAATATCGGCGGCAACGGCGGTGCGGGGATCGCGTCCACAATCCTGACCGGCTTGCCGCTTAATTTCGGCGCTGGCGGCGGCGGTGGTGGGTCCACGACAGCGGGCATTGGCGGTCCAGGCGGCGGCAACGCGACGGTCAACGGGGCCGGGCAAAACGCGACAGGTTGGGGCTGCGGCGGTGGCGGCCTGTCCGGCGGCTATGCGGGTGGGTACGGCTCGCAGGGTATTGCGGTGGCGAGTTACGTCGTCGGGAGCCTGTTCGCGAGCGGCGGCAATGTGTCCAGCTACGTGGACGCAAACGGCGTCCGGCGCATGGTTCATAGCTTTACGACGAGCGGGACGTTCACGGTCCTGCCGACGACGACGGGGCCGCTGATTAATTATCTGCTGGCCGGGGCGGGTGGCGGCGGCTCGCCAAGTTCCGGCGGGATTCCTGGCGGCGGCGGTGGTGGCGGCGGCGTTCTTGTCGGTGTCGCGCAAGTCGCGCTTGGTGCGTCTTATCAGGTGCTCGTCGGAGCCGGCGGCGTCGGCACAAGCTGGGGGCAAACCGGCGGCGCGACGACGCTGCAAACCTACAGCGGCAGCATAGTTTACAGCGCGCCGGGCGGCGGTGGCGGCGGCGGTAACGGCGGCGGATCGAGCGGTGCGACGGGCGGCGGCGGCGGTTTGGCGACCGGCGGCACGAGCGGTCTGCCTCCGGCTTATGCCGGGGTTTATGGCGGCTCCGGCGGCACGCCTAGCGCAAACCCGTCATCGGGCGGCGGTGGTGGGGCCGGCGGCAACGGCGCAAATAGCAGCGTGGCGAACCAAGGCGGCAAGGGCGGGCCGAGTGTTTTGGCCAGCATTCCCGGTGTCGCGGCGGCGAATTACGGGGCCGGCGGCGGTGGCGGCTGTCCTACGCCCGGCGCTGGCGGTGATTTCGGCGGCGGGGCGGGCGGCGGCGCGAACGGCTCGAACGGCGCGCTTACCTGCGGCGGCGGCGGGGCCGGCTCGGGTAACGGCGGGAACGGTGGGAACGGCGTCGCTTATATTTCGTATCCAACGGGAACGCTGACGGCGATCGGCGGCTCGATTTCGACGGTCGGGGGCTACACGGTCCACACGTTCACGACGAGTGACGTGTTCACGGTCCTTCCGGTGCAGATGCAATATCTCGTCGTTGCGGGCGGTGGCGGTGGCGGCGGCGACGGTAGCGGCGGCTCTGCCGGCGGCGGCGGTGGCGGTCAGGTGCTCGCTGGTCAAGCTCTTATCCCGATCGGCTCGTATGCGGTCACGATCGGCGCGGCTGGCGCTGGCGTCACGCCGGGCGGCAACTCGTCTATCGCGGGTGTTGCGACGGCGGTCGGCGGTGGCTGCGGCGCGGGTAATAACACAGGCGGTTTCTCGGGGTGGTGCGGCGGCGGCGGAGCGGGTGAATCGGGAACGGGCTTCCCTGGCGGCAGCGGGACCGGCGGGTTTGCTGGCGGCAACGGATCGAGCGGCGGCGGCGGTGGTGGTGGTGGCGGGTGTGCGACGATCGGTCAAAACGGCACGCCATCAACCGGCGGCCAAGGCGGGTTCGGTATCGGCTCGATACTTAGCGGAACCCAAAAGTTTTACGGCGGTGGCGGAGGCGGCGGCGGGAATTCGACCGGCGCAAGCGGTTTCCACGGCGGCGGCAATGGTGGCGGCAATGCTGCCGGGACGGCCGGGACGGTGAACACGGGCGGCGGTGGCGGCGGTGGCGGCAATAACGCGACTTCGACCATAGGCGGAACTGGCGTCGTGATCATCGCCTATCCGACAGGTCAGTTCACGGCGACGGGCGGCACGATCACGACGGCCAACGGCCTGACGATTCATACGTTCACGTCAAACGGCACATGGCAGAGGACGGCATGACGCAGACTCCGTTCAACATTCCGCCGGGCATGGTCTCCGATGACACGACGTTCGACACGCCGGGGCGGTGGACGAACGGTTCGCTCGCGCGGTTTTATGAGGACAATTGGCAGGTGAAGGGCGGATGGGAACGCTTAAGCCTGACGAACCTTGGCGGTGTTTGTCGTTCGGTGCTTGGCTGGTCCGACGTCAACAACGTCCAGGATGTGGCGTTCGGTTGTCACAACGCTTTGAAGGTGTGGCAGGGGTCGGTTCTTTACGACATCACGCCGGCTTACAAATACGCGCCTCGGGCGCTGGTCGCGAATCCGATCGCGACGACAAGCGGTTCGGCGACGGTCACGGTGACGGAGGCGCTGCACGGCCTGACGGCTGGCCAGCAAGTGCTGTTTACCGGCGGCGGCACGGTGAACGGGATCGTTATCGGCGGATACACGGCGACGGTCGTCACGACGCCAACGACGGGAACCTGGACGTTTACGGCTCCAGGCAACGCCTCGGCGACGGGGTCCGGCGGTGGTTCGGGGATTACGGCGCAAGCGACGGACGCCTGGACGGCTGGCCAGATCGACGGGACGGGCGGGGCCGGTTACGGCACGGGCGCGTATGGCATTGGGAATTATGGCCAGCCGTCCACAACGGACTATTTCCCGCTGACCTGGGCGCTGTCGAATTACGGCGGGGATCTGATCGCTAATCCGCGAAACGGGACGATCTATCGGTGGACGGAAAACACGGGCGTTATCGCTGCGCCGCTACTGAACGCGCCGCAAAGGGTGACTTTCGCTCTAGTTGCGCCACAGCGCCAGGTCATCGCTTTAGGTTGTAGTCAAGAAATCGACGGCGTGTTCAATGCTTTGAATATACGTTGGTCGGATATCGAAGATCCAACGGCGTGGAGCACGCTACCTTCTAACAACTGCGGCGAATGGAAACTGGAGTCAGGCGGCCGGATCGTTTGCGCGCGCATCGTCGGCGACTACATTTTTGTGTTCACGGCGGTTAGTCTATTTATTGGAACCTTTATCGGGTCGCCGGGGCAAACCTGGAAATTCGAGAAAATCGGCGACCATTGCGGCGCTATCTCGCCGGGCGCGCCGATCGTCTCCAGCCAAAACGTCGCTTGGATCTCGCCGGATCGGGTGTTCTGGACGTGTACGCTTGGCGGCGCGCCGCAACCGATGGATTGCCCTATCCGCGCGATGTTCATGGAACACATCACGCTAGGGCAAGACGATAAGATCGTGGGCGGGAGCACGTCCACGTTTGGCGAAATGCAATGGTTTTATCCGGACGATCGCGACGGGTTCGAGTGCTCGCGAAGTATGGTCGTCGGGCCGGGCGGCTGGAGCCGGGATCTGCTCGCACGCTCCGCCTATTGCGATGCCGGGCCGCATGTCTATCCGATCGGCGTCGATCCGGCCGGGTGGGCGTATTGGCACGAGAAAGGCCATAGCGCGGACGGCGGGGCGCTCGCCGGCTGGATCGAAAGCACGGGCTTTTATCTGGACGAGGCGGAGGGCGGCGCGCTCGTCAATGGGGTTTATCCGGATTTCAAGGGGCAACAGGGTCCGGTGACGCTGACGATCTACCTGCGCGAATTTCCGCAATCGGCGGAAAGGGTGCATGGTCCTTGGACATTGGCTCCAGGCCAAAACAAGCGATCTTTCAGGGCGTCAGGCCGGATCGCTCGCGTGAGGTTCGACTGGAATTCTGCGCCCGCGTATGCGCGTGGCGGCAAATGCGAATTCGACGTCCAGCCGATCGGAGGGCGCTAACATGGCCAAGTTTGGATCAAAGGGCGGCTATCCGCCGAAAAGCGCGCGCGGCGCGCCGGGTAAGCCGATGGGCGGCGGCCTGCCGCCTGCTAAACCGCCATCCGGCGGCAAGGGCTCGGGGCGGAAGCGTTGAGCCATGGGTAATCCCGACGATTTCACGGACGAGCCGGACGAGGTCGAAGGCCTGAACGGCGCGGAGGTGATCGGCCTCGCCCGTGACGTCGATCCTGTCCTCCATCAATGGGCGCGGTTCCGCGACCTGTTCATGCAAGCGATGGATGACGGGTTCTGGACGATCGAGGATTTGGAACAAAAGGTCGCGCACAGGCGGGCGTTTTTCTTTCCGGGTCGTGACGCTGCGCTGGTCGGCCAGATCGAGGGCTATCCTGGCGGCGAACGCGTGTTCCAGGTGCTTTGGGCGGTCGGCAATATCGAGGAATTGGTCGCCATGGCCTCGGGGGTCGAAGCGATCGCCCGTATGATGGGCTGCACGGCGATGCTGATCGAGGGGCGGCCGGCTTGGCGGCGCGTCCTGGAGCCTCACGGATACCGGCAATGGTCCGTGACGCTGCACAAAAAGCTTTAGGGGGCTGCGATGTCCTCGAAAAAGACCACTACAACCTCAAACCAAACTTCAACCTCTACGCCTAACGTCCCGGATTGGATCAAGAATCCGACGATGCAAGTGGCCGGGAACATTACCGGCCTGATGAACCAGGGGCCATCTCAGTTCACGCCGCAAATCTCGGATCTCCAGCAACAGGCGTTTTCGGGCGCAAAGGCGCTGACGACGTCGCCGCTGCTCCAGCAATCGGCGGACGTTTACAATTCGCTGTCGCCTTACACGGCGCAGAATGTGAGTGCGGGAACGCCTATCTCGGCGGACCAAGTCCAAGGGCAAAGCCTGCTGGATAATTTGTCTAGCTATTACAATCCGTTCAAAGACCAAGTTCTCAATCCGGTTATGTCTGATTACGACTATCAGGCTGGCCAGACGCGGGCGGCGCAAGCGGCGGCTGCGGCGCAAAACAAGGCTTTCGGCGGTTCGCGGTACGGCGTCCAGGAAGCGCAAACTGAGGACTCTCTGGCGCGCGGTCGAGCGGCGACGGAGGGCGGCCTGCTCGGGCAAATGTATACGCAAGCGACAGGCCTCTCGTCCGAGGACGCGGCGCGCCGGCAAGCGGCGATGACGTCAAATCAGGCGGCTAACCTCCAGGCCTCGCAATCGAACCAGCAAGCGGCGCTCCAGGCGGCGATCGCCAATCAAAGCGCGGGGCAATCGGCGGCGGCGCTTAATCAACAAGGCCTGCTCGGTAAGGCGGCGGGCCTGGAAAGCGTCGGGGCGGAGCAAGGCGCGGATACGCGCGCGAACCTGGGCGTGCAAGCCGGCCTGGGCGGGATTCAGACGGATGCGGAAAACGCGATCCGGCAATATCCGTTGGAATATCAGCAGCAGATCGAGGGCCTGTTAGGCGGCCTGAATCCGGCGCTCTACACGGGCCAAACGTCCACGGGGAACTCTACGCAAACCCAAACGCAAAACTCGGGCGTGCTCGGCGGCCTCGGGCAACTGGCCGGTATCGCCTCGATGTTCGTCAAGCCGGTGCCGATTTCCGATCGCCGCGCAAAGGTCGGGATCAAAACGCTGTACCGGGATTGGAAAGGCCGGCGGTGGGTGGAATTCCGCTATCGCTGGGCTCCGGCGGTGCGGCGCGTCGGCGTGATCGCGCAAGAGCTGTTGCGCACGGACCCGCAAGCGGTCGTTTGGCGGCCTGACGTCGGATATCTGGCGGTTGATTACGGGAGGCTCGCGTAATGGGATTCCTCGATGGGCTTTCCAGCCTCGCCTCCGGCGGCCTTACGGCGCTGAAAAATACCGGCTCGGGTATCCTCGATAATCTGTTGCCGCCGGAAATGACGAATACGCCGGGCGCGAACCTGGGGCATGTGCCTTTGGCCGGGCCGCAAAGCGTGGTCTCGCAAATTGATCCGACGAGCGGCGCGCGCACGGCCGGGACCGATCCGGGAAATCAGCGGGCGGCTGCGCCTTCAATGTTCCAGGCGGCGGCTGGCCAGCAACTCCAGGGAATGCCGGATCTCCAGCAACACGGGCTTCTGGATCGGATGGGGACGGCGGACGATCGCGGGATGAATTTCGGCGACAAGCTGTTCGCCATGGGCCAGATCCTCCAAGGCGATATGGGCGGCGCGGCGGATTTTATGCATCAGCAGCGCGCATCAAACGACGTCCTCCAGCAGCGCGCGCTCCAGCAAAAGATCGCGCAAGGCGGCCTCGATGCGCTGCGCAACAACATGCGCGACGACGGCTCGCTCGATCTCAAGGGGTATCTGCGCGACATGCCGGCCGGCGGCGATCCGACGCAAGGCCTCGGGCTGGCGGAAGATCAGCGGCCTAAGTTCACGCCTATGTCGATCGGGGACGGCGGGCTGGCCTCGTTCGATCCGCGACACGGGACGGCGACGACGGTCGTCCAGCCTACGCCAACGCTGAATCCGGCGATCCGCGACGCAAAGGGAAACGTCGTCGGGAATCCGGCTTACCTGCAATTCCATCGCCAATTGTCGCAAGACGAGGCGGCCGGCAAGCGTGCGGGCGCGCCTCCGATCGGGCGCGGGAACGCGGCGAACCGGGCGCTGGCTGGCATTGATACGGCGACGTTGAAAAACGCGCTGACGCAACGCTGAAATGAGGTCGGGCCATGGCCACTCTGACGCCTCAGCAACGGCTGAATATCATCGCGGAGTTGAAGCGACGGGGCGAGGACGTCTCGGGCTATAGCGTCAATCCGTCTCCGGCGGAGGCCTTTAAGCCGGACACGTCGGATCAACAAAGCCTGCACGATTTGGCCAAAGAATATAATACAAAGAAAGGCTTATCGGACGCGGCTGATAAGTTTATGAAACTCCAGGGGCCGGGTAACACAAAGCAAAGCATTGCAACCGGCCTGCCGTATCGGATTCCGATCGTGGGCGATGTGGCGCGCGCAATCTCCAGCGTCATCAATCCAGATCAAGCGTCCAGGCTCCAGCAAATGGATGCGATCAACGCGGCGAATTGGGCGCGCCTGCGGCCGGAAGGATCTGGCCGGATTCTGCCGTTGGAGGGGATCGGCTGGAAAAACGCGTTTCCTTCGGCCGGTAACACGCTGGCGGCAAATAAGGGGATCACACAGCAGTTTGACGACGACACGGCGGAAAAGCTGCGTCACCTAAGCTTTGTCTCGAATTTCGTTTCCAGCGGCCAAGGCCATTACGGCGAAGCGGAAGCGGCCTACGCGCAAAAGTTCGGCGGGACGCCGGCAACGGCTCAAAACTGGAATCCGATGGCTGGCCTCGGGGGCGGGGGTGCGCCTCCGCCGCAAACCGGCGGCGGTGCTCCGCCAACGCAGAATCGGCCTCCTCCCTCGGGTGGCGCGCTGCCTGGGCTAGGCGGCGGAGTTCCGCAAGGGCGAACCGGGGATGCGTATCATCCGGCCGGGTGGACGGGCGGCCTGCCCGGCAAGATGCAAGCGGCGTTGAAGCTTTACGCCAATTCGACGGCGCGGGTGGGCGATCAAAAAAATCCGTGGGTGCCGCAAAATCCTGGCCAATTCAACAAGGTGCCCAAGGGCGATTGGGTGCTCGATACGGACGGGACGGCGTTCCAGAAAAAGACGGACCCAACGGGGTAGGTCATGGGCGTTTATTCGGATCTCGATAGCGGCCAAGGCGGCGGCGGTTCATTCCGGCAGATGGACGGTCAATCGCCTGCGCCTAAGCCGAAAGCGCCGGGCGGCGATCCGCGTAAGTCGCAGGATTACGCGGACATGATGGCGGCGGCGAAGCGGACGAATGACGCCACGGACGCGACGCTTAACAATATGGGGTGGCTCGGGAAGCGGGCGGCGCAAGCTTACGATCAAGGAGTCGGCGCGCTGTCGGGCCTGCCGTTCGCGGGCGACATCGCCGGCTTTGGCGCGAAGGGCGGCGCGATCGCCTCGAACGCGATAAGCGGCCTTACGGGTGGCCGGGAGATTGATCCGGACGCGGCGTTCGCGGCCGGCAAGGACAGTTTCACGCAACAACGGTCGCAAGCGTATTCGCGCCATCCGGTGACGACAGGCGCGACGTCGCTTGCGGTTATGCTCGGCGCTCCAGGCGGCGCGGCGAAGGGCCTCAAGGCGGCCGGCAAGGTCGCGCCGGGGATCGCGGATGCGCTCGGGCAAGTCGGCAATGTGGCGGACAAGGTCGCGCCGGCCGGCTCGCTGCTGCGCTCTACGGCGTCCGGGTCGCTGCTCGGCGGGCTCTATGGCGCGGGTGAGGGCGACACGCTGGAGGAACGCGCGCGTAGCGCATTGGGCGGCGCGGCCTGGGGCGGCTTGGGCGGCGCGGGCTTCCACATTGCGAGTCCGTTCCTAGAGCCTCTGGTCGGTGCGGCTTCGGACGCGGCGCGCGGCGTCGGGAAGCTGCTACGCGGAACCGGCGCGGAGGTCGCGGACGCTGGCCCGTCTGCGGTCGATCTGGAGCGTGCGCGGCAAGCGGCGGTTAAGGCGGCGGCTCGGGGCGGGATCATGTCGCCGGCCGCGATGACGGAAAAGGCTGGCGCGCTGTTCGGCGACAAGCCGGCGACGGCGGCGGAAGTGCTCGGGCGCAATGCGGTGACACAGCTTGGCGCGGTGGCGCGGCGCGAGGGCGCGACGGGACAAGCCTTAGAGGACACGCTGCGCGCGCGAGCCGGCGGCGCGGCCGATCGGATTTCCGGCGATTTCGAGTCGGATCTCGGCGTCTCGCCGGAAGCCTCGGCCGGCAATATCCAGGCGATGGTCGATCAAGGGCAAGAGGCGGCGGGGCCGCTGTTCCGGATGGCCACGGGCGGGCCGGAGGGCGTGACGAATTCAACGCTGGAGGAAATCGGGCAACGCGACGTCGTCCAGAAAGCTATGCGCGCGGTCCAACGGGAGGCGGGCAATAGCGGGAAACAGGCGCAAGGCCTGACGATGGGCCGGGTGCCGGTGCCGGAGGCTGGCCAAGGCGTCGCGCCGGCCGCTGCGCCGGACGTCGGTAATCAGATCCTCGGGGCGGACGCGCAACCGCCGGACCTGGGGCCGGCTCCGTCAGTCCCGGTTCCGCGCGGGCCGGCTGAACCGCCAAGCCGGGGCCGGAGCCTGACAAACTTCGTCCGGTATAACGGCGGGATCGTGGATGACGGGGGAAACCTCGTGGCGATGGATCTCGACAAGCTTGGCCAATACTCGCGCGTCGGGCGGCAGAATCTCGAAGATATGGCCATGAAAGCGCGCGATGCGGGCTATTTCCCGGATCATTTGCCTCCGCCGGAGCCGGACGATTTCCTGGCGGCGCTTAAAGGGGACGAGGCGGGCCGCAATCAAGTGTTCTCGCGCGAGGCGGAGGCTGGAGCGCAACAACGGTATGACGCGCGGCAAGCTGCGGAGGAACAGAACCGCGCGCTCGAAAGCGAGCACGCCGGGAAACAGGCGGATGCGGAAGCGGCGTTCCGCGCGCAACAGGACTCCGATCGAATGTCTCAAGCCGATTGGGACAAGTTTATGTCGGAGGTCGGGCCGGAGGCGGACGATTGGAAAAGCCTTGCCACAGGCACGGAAGCGCCGGAGGGCGGCGGCTCGGGCGTCAATGCGCCGGATTACGAAATGGTGCATCAGGAAGCGCCAACGGCGGCGACCTGGGATGCGACGCGCCGGAAGCTGAACAACCTGATTGAACGCGATATGGCCGGGCGGCCTATCCTGTCGGGCAAGAAAGGCGATCGGAACGCGAGTTATCTGGCGGCCTATCGCGATCTCGTTGACGCGCTGGCCGGCGATGAGAAGGGCGCTGGGGGTGCGCTGCCGCCGGAATTCCGGCAGGCGCTTAACGTCTCGGGCGATTACCTGGGCGTCAAAAGCGCATTCCAAAAAATGTCGGGCACGCTGACGAGAGGCGACACGCAAGCGTTCGGCAAGCTTTGGGCGAGCCTGAAAACGGATGCGGAGCAAAGCGCCGGCCGGGCGGCTCTGGCGAATGACGTGCGCAAGCTGGCGGAGGCTGGCCAATTGCGCGGCGGCAAGTTCACGACGCCGGGGATTCAGCGAAAGCTAGAGCTGGCGTTTAGGGGCAAAGGGAACACGGCTCAGTTTCTCCAGAAGATGGAGGCGGAGGCGAAGCTGGCGCGCACGGGCGGCCAGATGATGCCGGGGGCCGGCTCGGGGACGAGCGGCTGGCAAAACGCGCTCCAGGGCGACACGGAAACGAACCTAGGCGAGGCGGCGCTAGAGGCGGCGGGACATACGGCGACGGGGAACGCGATCGGCGGCCTCAAGACGCTGGCTAAGGCTTACGCGCAAAAGGTCGGGGCATACGCGAAAACCGCCGGGATGCCGGTTCACGTCCTGGACGAATATGGCCGGCTCCTGTCGCTGCCGCCGGAGGATTTCGCCAAGTTCCTGGAAAGCCGCGATCCGCAAGAATACCGGGTCGTGGGGCCGCTGCCGGGCCGCCTTGGGGCGGCGGTGCCGCAATGGGTGCAACAGCAGGGGCAATGACATGCCGGGAATCCTGGACGGTCTGACGCCTTACGACACGCGGCTATCGCCGGACGAGGAAGCGAAATTCCAGGCGTGGCGGTCGAAGCTGCCGCCGGATCTCCAGAACACGGGTGATTACGATCTGCGCGGGGCGTTCCGCGCGAACGCGAAAGAGGCGGCGAACGGTCATCTGCCGGACACGTTCAAAAAGCCTAACCACATGACATTTTCAGCCGAAAGTCAGTATTCCACGCCGGACAGGCCGGGCGGGACGTGGGCGCAAATCGGGCCGGAAGATGCCAAAAATCCGACAGGCGTCTGGCAGTTCAATGCTACGCCGGCAAACCTCCAGGCGCATACGGCGGACGATTTACTTAATTATTTTCAAGCGGTTGAAAACAATAAAACGGTTGATCCGAAAACCGGCCGGATCTCTTACGGCACGCCTAATCGGGTGCGGCTGCCTCGCGGGCTGCTTTGATTCCCTCTCATTCGGCAAGTCACAGTCCTTAAAAATCCGTTCCGAAAGTGAATTTTCCGCTTTCGGTAAAGCTCATCGCTCGTAGCTAGGCCTTGGGGCTGATTTTCCGCTCCAGGGGCCGGGCGCGCTCCGTTCCTGCGCCTAATCCAAAATGGGAACTGGACTCATGCATAAGATCCTTCTGGCCGCTGCGGCGGCTCTGGCGATGGCCGCTGCCGCTTCGTCGGCCTCGGCTCTTACTGCCGCCGACTCCACCTCCACCTCAGCCGTTTCCTCGTCCTCGTCCTCGCTGACGCTGGGAACCGGATTCCACGGCGGAACCTCCGCCGCGACGAATAACAGCACGAGCACCTCGACGGCGCTCGCGCTGCCGGCGGTGAGCGTCACGACGACTCACACCAACTCGACGGGTTCGGACTCGAACATTTCGGGCGGCGTGGGCTTCGGCGGCGCTACCTCGGCGGCCAGCCAAACCGGCACGGCCGGCGGCGCTGCGTTCGCCTTCCACTTCTGATCCTGGACCGACTGACGCGCGCCGAGTCCCCCCTCACGAGCCCCCCTCCAGGTCGCTCGGCGCGCGTCCTTTTTTCCTCTCACACAAGGGCGTGGCGAAATGCATAAGCTCCTAATGGCGACGGCGGCTCTGGCGCTGATTTGCGCGGGTCCGGCTTTCGCTCAATCGACATCCGACTCCACATCCGGCGCGACGTCCGGCTCAACCTCGGGCGCGGCGGCCAACAACGTCAATCAAACCGCCAACGGCGCGCAAACGACGACGGTCGCGCCGGTCAACAACGGCGACTCTCGGGCGACGTCCGGCTCTAGCTCGAACGCTGAAACGTCCTCGAATTCGCAAGCGAGCGGCGGGACGTCCTATTCGGGCGCGAGCGGCGGCAACGCCAACGCGGCGAACGGCTCGGCTTCGTCCGGCAATAACCAAGGCGTGACGATCAACAGCACGACGCCAAAGGAACAAACCGTCCGCACGGCTCCGCAAGTTTACGCGCCGGCTCTGACGACGACGCTGACGGAAACCTGCATGGGGTCCACGTCGCTCGGCGGCTCGGGCGTCGGTGTCGGCGTGACGATCGGCACGACGTGGCACGACAAGGATTGCGTGCGCCGGCTGAACGCGCGGGAGTTGGCGCAAACGCTCGGCGATCGGGACGCGGCGCGGGCGCTGCTGTGTGAGGACGAGGCGATCCGCACGGCATACGAAAAAATTGGCCGGAGCTGCTACACGCCGGTTGCGGTGAACGCGCCGGCTCCGATGCCTCCGGCTCCGCCGGAAGCGCCTCCAACGGTCGCGCTGCCGGCTCCGCAAAGCGTGCCGGTTCCCCCGATCAATTCCAAAGGCACGATGGAACCGATCCCGAATCCGACGTCGCATAGCGGCGGGGAGCGCGGCTAATGCTGGCCATTACGGACGCGCGCCGGAGGCGTCGGCGGAGCCGGGGCCGGATCTGGTGGATAGATGACGAGGGGCGGCCTCCGGCTTGGTTTCGGGCGGCGCTGATCGTCGGGCTTGCGATTGGTGGGTGGGCGATGGTGCTTGGCGCTGTCGCTTGGGTTGCAAGCCTGGGGTTCCGATAAAAAAAGGGCCGGCGCGCGCCGGCCCTAATCGTTTGGGGAAGAGGGTCCAGCCTAACGCTGGATCGTGAGGGGGCAAAGCTCCACGCTGCTGATCGTGATCGCGGCGGGCGATCCAAGGCAGTTGTAATAGCAAATCTTGGACATGCCGGAGGTCTGCTCTCCGGATTTGAAGCACGTCGTGCCGCCTCCAAACTGCGCCTTGAATAGGCGCGCCTCGGGCTTCGCCGGGTGGGCGACGGCCGGAACCGGCGACATCAAAAGGGCGGCGGCTGCGATAGCAAAAATCATAGGTATCTCCGTGTGTGAACCGTTTGGTTTATGGCGAAAGCGTGGCTTTGGCGCCGAGGCGGATTGTCGCACGTCGGCCAAAGGCCTGGGGGGAAAGTGTGGGGAAAAGGCGGGCGGCGACTCGATTTTCCCCCCACGATCGGGCTGCGGCGCGGGGGACGGTTGATAGGGGTCTCCTAGGGCATATCTTTATGCTACCTCGCCCGTCCCCCGCGATTTGGGGGAAAAGTGTGGGGAAAATGCCACTCGATGGCAGAAAGGCGAGTAAAATCAAATGCCTGAGAATTCCGAGATATACCTTTGGCATGGTGTTTTAGGGTCCGAAATGGGTTTTTCAGGACGCTTTCCCCCTTAGCAAGTTGCAACAAAGTGCGTTTTCGGGTCTATTTCGATCCATGACGTCCTTCCGTTGTGGGGGGAAAATTGGGGGGAAAATCCCGTGACGCTTTCGGCCTCTAAGATCCGCGATCTGCTCGTTTCCGCTCCCGGCAAGAAACATGATGCCGATGGCCTGATCCTGGATATCCGGTCGCCGACGTCGGCCTCGTGGGTGTTCAAATTCACCTTTGCCGGCAAGCGCGACGAGATGGGCTTGGGCAAGCTCCAGGCTAAGGATCGGTCGGACAGGGACGCGCAAATTATGGCGCTTCAAGCCGAACTGGACGAGGTTCGCGCCCGCGCAAAATTTTGCCGTGACGAGATCGCGGCTGGCCGCAATCCCAAGGACACGAAAAAGGCGATCAAGCTGGAGGCTGTCCGCGTCGCCATGCGGCCGAAAAGCGACACGGTCCACGGGCTGATTAAAAAGCATTTCACGGACATCAACGGCGGCAAGGTGAACCGGGAAGAGGGCGTTGAGGCCTGGATCGACAGTCTCCAGGAGTCGCGCATCGGCCGCATTGCGAACATGCAACCGGAGGACGTCACGATGGAGGACGTTCTGGAAATGTGGCGGGCGTATTCGCCGCGCGCGCCGTGGCAAGCCTCGTTTGTGCTTTACCGGCTGGAGCGCGTCTTACAGTGGGCGCATTCGGTCGGCCTGATCCAGAAAGAGGGCTGGACGAATCCGGCGCGTCACGAGGGTAATCTGGAGTTCCACGGCGTGATCCTGCCGAAAACCTCGGACTCCGAACATTACGCCTCGGTCCCCCATCAAGAGGTCGGCCGGTTCCTGGCCAATATGCGTGAACTGGAGGGCAACACGAAAGCGGCGCTCGCCTGCATGGAATGGCAGATCCTTTCCGGCTCGCGTCCGAACGAGGCGGAGGGCGCGGATTGGTCCGAAATTAACCTCGTGCTCAAGGCCTGGGTGATCCCTGCCGAACGGATGAAAATGAAGAAACAGCATCGCGTGCCGCTGACGGATCGCCACGTTGAAATCCTGGAGGCCATGCTGCCGGCGAACGGCGAAATGCCGACGTCGGGCCTGATCTTTCCGGGTGAGGGCGGTGGCAAGCTGAACCGCGCTGGCCGTCAAAAAATGCTCCGCAAGCTGTGTGACAAAACCCTGCACGGGTTCCGCTCCAGCTTCTCCACCTGGGCGCACGGCCAAATGCGCACGGTGATGGATATGGAAACGGGCGAGAAAAGCCTTAAGCGGCGTTGGGATTTCGACGTGGTCGAAGCCTGCATCGCGCACGTTTCCGGCTCGGCGTCGTCGCGGGTTTATAACGGCGAAGATTACCTGGAGGGCCGGCGCGGGATCATGGCGGCGTGGGCGGCGTATTGCGCGATCGTCCAGGAACGGGCCACGGTCCACACGCTTGGGAAGCTGCGGCAGGTCGCTTAGACCATGCCGCGTCACGGGCGGCGGCTAAGTCCTCCGCTCGGATCATCGTCATTCCGAGAAACTGAAAGGTCGGCAATTCGCCGGCCTTTATTTTTTTCCAGAGGTAGCTCCGGCTGATGCCAAGAATCCGGGCCGCTTGGGCGGGTTGATAGGTCAACTGGCCTGGGGTGGCGGGCAAGGCCTCAGCGGGCGCTGGCGGGGCCGGCAGGGCGGCGGCGAGGGCGTCCAGGTTGCGACGCAGCCATTGCTCGGCGGCGCGCTCCGCCTCCGGCGGCGGAGGCTTCCACGAAAGGGCGGAATTGAACGCGTCGATGTAGGCGCGCCGGATCAACTCGCGGATTTGCGGGGCGGGATCATGCATGGCCGGCGCATCCAAGGCGCTCGATCTCATGCTCTACGAATCCTTGGAGTCCCTGGAGGTAAGCGAGAGTTGCGGGCGGCTCCATGTTGCAGGCCATGGCGATTTTCAGGCCTTGATATGGGCCGCTCCGGGTGGTCGAGATCACGACGAAAAACCCGGTGTCGGGCGGGAGTATGTGTAACAGCGCGCGGCCGATCGTGTCGGCGGTGTCGCGGACGTCGGACCCTTCAAAAATGTTCGAGAACGCGCCTAGGATTTCCCGGTCGATCATCGGTTTACCTCTCCTGGCCAAAGTTCGCGGTGATCCTCGTTCGCGCTCGGCTGACGGTATTCGCGGCAACGCGGCGCGAAGTTGGCGAAAGCGACAGGCACGGCGTCGCTGCCGTACCAACGACGCGCGGCGTCCTGGCGGTATGCCGTCCAGCGGCGATCGCAGGCGCGGGTGGCGCAAAAGGCGGAGCAAAAGGTTTTGTCGCGGTAGGTGGGGGTCATCGCGCTAAACGCCATGCAAAACGTCGGTGACGCGGCGGGCGGCTATGGCGCGGATCTCTTCCAGCGTGCCGGGGTCGCATCCGCGCGCCTCCAGCATCAAGGCGACTCCGCAAAGGGCCTGCTGACAGTCGTTCAAAAGCTTGCGGGTCTGGTTCAACAGGCGGCCAACGCGAACGATCGTCTTGCCTTCGTCCTCAGGGCTCCAGGCCTGGAGGGCTAGCAAGTTGTCCATGCAAGCGCATCCCGGATAGCCAAGCTCGCATCCGGTCGGTTTGAAGTGGCCATAAGGGCAACGTCCGGTCTCCTGGAGACTGACGCGCAAGTGGATGTTCTCGCGGTCCAGGGCGTCGAAGGACGTAAAGAAAACCGCCATGCGCTCGCGGAGCCGGTCGTCTTGGATCTGATCCAGATAACGGAGGGCGTCGGGGTGCATGGCGGCTGCTCCTTACGCGGCCTGGGCGGCGGGCGAGGGGTTGGCGGCCGGAGGATGTTGCGAAACTCCGGCCGCCTCCGCTGGAGCCTGGGCGGGGTGGGGTGCTGCTGGCTCCGGCGGAATCTCGGGCTTCTCGGTGGCGATGTAGGGAACGGCGAAGCCGGCGGCGCGGGCGTTCGACATCCAGGCGGAAACCTTTTTGGCGTTTTTCTCGCCGGTCTCGCGGAGAATCTGCTTCCAGCCTGCGCCAGCCATGGCCAGCCGTAACGCGATCTGTCGCCGCTCGATGTAAGCCTCAGCGGTGATGCCGCGCTCGTCGGCGGCCTTCTGGACAAGGCGGAGGCCTTGGGGATTGAGTTGGCTGACGTCGGTTGTCCAGCGGGTTCCGCTCTGGCTTAGGCGCGGTTTGCCTTCGCCAAGCTTCGGGATCGGCACGCCGGCTTTGCGGGCGTCGCCAAGGACGGAATAAACCCATGAAACACGGCGATTGAGGGCCTGGGCGATCTCCGCCGGCATTTTCCCGGCGATCCGCATTTTGATCGCGGCGGCCTCGGGGCTGTCGGTTTTCGGCTCCTTGGGCGGCTTCGCGGCGTGCTCGATGACGCGCATTGCCGAGGCCGGCGGGCGCGTGAGCTGCGGCGCTGGCTCGTAATTCTCGGCGATCGCCTCAAGCTGGAGGATCGAGGCTTCGCGCAATTTCCCCTCCGGGATCTTGGCGAGGGCCTTCAAGGCGCGGCCTGCGCCGGGCAACTCCATATAGCGGGCGAGTTCGAGCGGGTGGATAAGGTCGTTATCGGTCATTGATCTGTCTGTGTGGGGTTGTTTTTAGGGGTAAGGCCAAGCCGTTCCATCGTCTCCTGGACGGTCTTTGGCCGGTCGGGGCCGTCGAAGCTGACGGCGATTTCTCCATTGACGACGATCGGCGGCAGCGGCGGCTCCTTGGCGAGCCAAATCACGCTGGAGCGGATTAGGTTCTCGAACCACGAGTCGAGGTCGATGGTCTCGCCGGCCTCATCGGCGATATAGAGGAAGGCGCGGCCGGCGATGGGATTTGGGTAAAAGGTGAGGCGCGCCCAAACCTGATCCGGTTGGTAATAGCCTTCTCCGTCCACGAACATGCAAAGCGCGCGCATGGCGGCCTGCATAAGGACGGCGTGATCGAGGTTCGACGTCCCGACGAGGTCGTGAATCTCGTTGATCGCCTCGGCGCGCGAGTGCTCAACGACGGTGATCTCACGCGTGCGCGGGTCGAGTAGCAAGGCGCGGGTCATATCCAGGTCTCCAGGATAACCGGATAGGTGATCGTGTCGTTGATCGCGAGTGGGAGTGGGCGTGGGGTCATTTCGCCCTTGCCATGGCTTCGCGATAAAAGGCGTCCAGCTCGGCGGAGATCAGATCCATGCGCCGCATGTCGGCGTCGGTCGGTTCATCGCCCGAGTCGAGGGTCGCCATCATGCTCGCGAACAAATGCTGTGCGCCAGCCATGTAGGCGTTACGCATCTCCTGAATTTGGATCTCCGGCGCGTCATGCGGGATCGCCTGGAGCCGGAGCGCGACCCATCCGGCCTCGATAAGCCGGCCGCTGTCGGCGAGATGCTTTGCGAGCGCATCCAGCTCTTTACGCATCTCCAGGGGCATAGAGGCTTGATAGCGACTCATCAGGCGGCCTTTCTCGGCTTTCGCTCGGCCTTGGCGTTGAGGCTCGCCAGCTCGCCGCCCAACTTGGTCATAAGCACGAGCTGGGCGGGCTGGAGGCCGATCAAGGCGCGGGCAAGCTCCAGGCCTCCGAGGTCGGCGAGCTGCTGGAGCGTGTCGCTCCATACGCTACGGCGATATCCGTCGTGGGTCTTAGGGAATTCGATGTCCTCGAAAAACCAGCCAACGGGGATCTGGAGGGCGGCGGCGAGTTGCACGAGGCGCGAGGCGCTGACGCGGTTGTTTCCGTTCTCGTATTTCTGGATCTGCTGGAAACTGACGTTCGAGGCGTCCGCAAGCTGCTGCTGCGTCATGCCAAGTTCACGACGGCGGAAGCGAACGCGCGCGCCAACGTGGATGTCCACGGCGTCAGGGGTGCGGGCGTCGATCTGTGTGTGAGCGTTCATCCGCGCCGCACCCATGGGCGTTCCCAAGAAATCGCGGCCATAACGCTGTTTACGGTGGCATTTTGCGGACGCCTCGTGCTGCCGTAATACCATGCCATAAGCGTATATCTGGAAACGCGGTGGCCGTTCTTCTCGGTCTCGCGTTCGATCTGTTCCAGCGTCATGCCAGATTCCGCGATGCATTGCTTAATGAAGTCTAATTCTGGATCGCGGTCGAGCCAATTATATTCCAGGAAACTTTGCGGCGGGATGAAATTTACTTTGGGAAGTGGGAGCGGCTTCGCCCATCTCGCCTGTGAGACGTAAGGGGCGGCTGGCGTCGCGCCGGAAGTAGTTATTTTGGCCATAGCGTTCATTCGGGTCCGATCTGTGTGGGATCACTTGGGTATGAGCTGCATCGCCCGGTCGAGACGCACGTCTAGCTCGGCGACGGCGTGAGGGCCTTCCTCCTCGGCAAGCCGGCGAAGCGTCGGCAAGCCAAGGTCGAAACTGTCTAAAACTTCCTGGCGGGTCGCCTCGCGGCCTTCGCGGAACCATGCGCAACGGGCGGGCGGGCCGATGTCGAAAAGGATGCCGTCATGCTGCCGGTTGATGCCGTAGCGGAGGCATTGCCAAACGAGCGTCACGCCTGGGTTATGCGAGAGCATGACTCCGGGTGCGGTCGGCTCGCCAAACCGCTCTTTTAGATCCTCGGTGCCTGGGCGCTTGGCCAGCGGGTGCGAGAGGAACGGGCACGCCTTGGCGGCGAACGCGGCGCAAATCGGATGTGCTGGCGGCTCGGCGCTGATCCGATTGACGGAACACATGGGGCCGATCGTGAAAGCCTTCATGCGGCCTAGAGGCTTGCCGCAAATCCAGCAAAGCGAATGCCGGATGCATCGGGCCATGCGGTGCGGATTGAGCACGCGGAAATCTGGCTTTCCGTCGATGTATTCCACGAAATAAGGGACGGGGAATCCGCGATCGTCGCGCGGGAGCGCGCGGATCGAGGGCGGCGCGTCGGGAAACCGTTCGGGGGTCATGATGGCCACACAAGGCCATGGGTCGCGATCCAGACGGCGGCGGCGAATGCCGCAAAGCTTATGCTGATGGTGATGAGGTCGCGGAACATTTCACGGCTCCGGCTCGGTTGGGTTGGGGGGTTCGGCGGTGGCGGCGTGTTGGCGAAGCCACGCCTCGTAAGAGGGTGGCGGCTTGAACCGGCGGGCCATGCGCACGGCGACGTGTAGGGCGCGATAGATCGAGAGGATTTCGGGAAGGCCTCTGGCCTCGATGTTCCCGTCCTTGGAAACGATCGAAGTCACGGGCTCCATGCCGGAGTCGTCGTATATGACAACAGGCGAGCGGCTTAGGTGATAGCCTGTCTCGCCTCTTAGGAATTGCCTGTCCTGGCGCTTGAGTCTGCGCTCATTGAAAAATCGGAAGGGCACGCGGTGGCTCCAGTGGACGCGTTAAGGCGTCACAACGGAGCATTTCGCTATAGGCTGTCAAACTGATTTTGTGGGCCTGCCGTCATTTTGAAAAATGGCGATATCGGAAAACCAGCACAGGCTTTTAGGATTTTGAGCTAGGCACGAGTGCAATTACAGGTGCAATCCATTGAAGTTCCACATCAACTAGGGGTAGGCCTCCGCCGGCCTGCAACAGGTGGAACCGATCGGGCCGTGATCCTTTGCGCACAATCCTTATCAGGCGTTCCCCTTGGTGCTCGCCTTCGGCAGGCATGACGACGCAAAGGGTTCCGTCAACGTCGGGCGGGACGTTGCGGCTCTGCGGGACGTCGTAAAGCGCGACCATGCCAAAATGCGCGATTCCGTCCCCCTCAGTCGCCTGTTGCGCGAGGGTCAAGCCGGTCGGTTGCGGCGGTAATATGGCGGAATGGTTTGTTTGTACGCCATACTTGTTAAACACAGGGACGCGGTCCTGGATCGCGCCTGTTCGCCCATAAAGTAAGTATTCCGGCGTCGTCCCGTAAAAGCGGGCGTATTCTGCCGCGCGTCTTGCGGGGAGAAAGCGGTCTGCCTGTTCGTGTTGGGTATAAGTCGCGATCGGCACGCCCATTACCTGGGCGGCGGCTTTCGCTGTCCTATATCCGTGTTTCTCTCGTTCTTGTTTGAGGCGTTGGCCGGGCGTGGCCGGCGGCATGTTCCAGGGGTCAGTCACGGTCTCTCATCCGCTGCGCTATCTTTTGATAATCTCATTTCGTTGGTAGCAGAATGATACGCCACAAAGTGCGGTCAAGCTAATTCCCAAATAGGGATTCCTGGAATCCTGAGTTTTTCAGTTGCGGAATGTTCCTGAGAGCGGAATGATACCGCCATTATGCGAACTCACGCCGAGATCATTCGGGACGCGGGCGGCTGGCGCGCGGTGCGGGATTTACTTGGCCTTGGGCCGGACGATTGCCGCGCCAAATTCTGGTTCTTCCGAGACTCCATCCCGGACGGATATTGGAAAGAGCTAGCTGACCTTAACCTGACGACGTTCGAGGAACTGGCGAATGCGGCGCATCGGCGTCGGCTCGGACGTGATCGCGCGGCATAAAAAGGGCGGCCAAATGACGGGTAAGAGTCTGCGGGGCTTCGCTGTAATGGATGAAGCCAAGCGCCGGGAGATCGCGGCCAAGGGCGGCGCGTCGGTGCCGGCCGATCGGCGAGCGTTCTCGAAAAACCGGGAGCTGGCCAAGGCGGCTGGCGCGAAGGGCGGGCAAGCCTCGCGCGGCGGCGGACGGACGGCGAGTGAACCTGAACCGCTGCCGTGACATCGCTTGTCCTCGGCATAGATCCCGACGCGTTCGGCGCGCTGGCGTTTGTCGATCGGGAAACGGGCGTCCTGGTGGACGTCCTCGATATGCCGCAACTGGATTTGAAGCCGGCGCGGTTAGTGGACGTGCAACAAGTCGCTTCGATCCTGGACGAGTGGTCGGAAAGGATCGGCTTCGCGTTCATAGAAAAGGCCTGGGCTCGTCCAACTGATCCGCCATCCTACGCTTTCAGGATCGGACACAATTACGGCTCATTAGTCGGAGTCGTCGCGGCGCATTTCATTAAAATTCGTTTCGCAAGTCCCCAAGCCTGGAAAAAGGCTGTCGGCTGCACGGCGGACAAGGACACGAGCCGGGCGCGCGCGTCGGCGATGTTTCCGGCGGAATGCGCGCGCTGGCGCTTCAAGAAACACCATGGCCGGGCAGAGGCGGTGCTGATCGCCGCCTATGGGCGCGGCGAACTGCTGCGGAAGGCTGCGGCATGAAAGAGCCTCGCGAAGCGCCGTTATTGGATCTGATCGCGCAACAACAAGCGGCGGACGCCTGGGCCGGCGCGGTGAACGGCATGGAACGCGCGGCCGATCACGCGGAGCGGGTGAATCCCGGCTGGAATGACGCGGCGGATCGCTATTTCCGTGAATTCGCGATCCTGCGGGCCGGCGCTGAGTTTCGGACAGAGGAAGCGCGGACGTTCGCGGAGCGCGACGGATTCGATTTGCCGCCGGATAAACGGTCTTGGGGATCGGTGGCGCGGCGGGCGAGCCTCGCCAAGTTCGTGGAAAAGGCCGGGACCACGAACACGACGCTAGGGCCGTCGCATACCTGCCCGAAAGCGTCCTGGAGGCTGGCCAATGGGTAAGCTCCTGGACGCGCTGTCGCCGGTCTCCAGCTACGCGGCGAAGAAAACGGACCTGTGGTCGGATCTGACGGACAGGATCGCGGGCGCGATCGTGCCGGCGGACCTGGACGAGGTTGAGGGCTGGATCGAGTTCAACGAGCTGCAAGTGCCGTGGGCGTGGCGCGAGCCGTTGGCGGAGCTGATCGAGAAACGCCGCGATGAGCTGCGGGAAGAGGATATCGGGGAAATCCTACGCGATAGGTATGATTTTAACTGAGAGGAAAACGCCATGGCTTTGGGGCTTCCACAATCTGGCGGCGGTGAACGCGTTCCGATCATTAAATACGACGCGAGGGCTGGGCGGCTGTTCCGGGTCGATCGCGCGCAAAACGCGGCCGGACAATACGACTCCACGGCGGTCGAGATCACGCCTGTATTCCAGGCGGTCTTTGACCTGGAACACATCGAGATTGGGTGGCTCTCGTTTCCGACGAATGGGGCTCCGGATATCCAGGTGGTCCCGTTTGGCCAGCCTTTGCCGCCTAAGCCTTCGGCGGCGCATCGCGTCGGGTTCCGGGTAATGATGCTGCTTGGCCGGGCCTGCGGCGGCGACGTGCGCGAGATGGCGGCGAACGCCTCGGCCTCGATCAAGGGAATTGACGCGCTGCATGACGCCTATCTGGCGGGCGTGAAGATGAATCCGGGGCTGCTGCCGGTGGTTAAGCTCGGCGGAACGGCTCCGATCGTCTCCACGGGAAAACAGCAAAGCTCTACGAATTATGAACCGCTCTGGTCGATTACGTCGTGGGTCGCGAGGCCTCCGGGATTGACGGTCGAAGCGATCGCCGCGCTGCGCCTGGGCGGCGACGCGGGCCGGACGGCGGGCGTCCAGGCGGCGGCGAACGCGGCGCAAGGCAACGGAATGAACGGCGCGCGCGGGCCGGAGACGATTCATCAGCCGTTGCCGCCTCCGCCTCCGCCTCC